CGTAAAGACTGTCAACACAGAAGGCACCTTTGCTCTTTCAATGCTCGCAGACTGGGGCAAGACCTCATCTGTATGCGAAGCACTATGGACAGCAGCAGAGACACCAGACACCACTATTGCTATCACTTTGACAGCAGCAACTGGCGCTGTATTCGTATTCGACATCTTCCCAGAATTTCCAACAGCCGGAGGCGCTGGAACAGATGCACAGACTGTAGACTTTACATTCAAGGTCAAGCAGGGAACTGTCGCAGAGACATTCAGCTAAAAAGTAGAAACGGGAGCAAACAATGCAACAGCAAATAACAATTAAATATATCGATGGATCAGAAACCACTTACATGGTTCGTCCTCCAGATTACGCCCGCTGGGAAATGACAACTAAAAAGGTTATCTCCCAGTTCGGCGGAATGTGGGACATTCTTTATGTCGCGCACAGCGCCATGAAGCGTGAGGCGGCAGGCAAGCCAACCAAGACACTTGATGTCTGGATGGAGTCAGTTGCAGACGTTGAAGTAGGTGAAGGCGACCCAAAAGTCATCCAAGAGGAAGCGTAAGCCGACTCTTAGTTGAACTGGCAATAGCCACCAGAATCCCTATGGATCAATGGCAAACTGCCGAGGATATTCTTACAGCTATAGAGATACTGGAGCAGCGCAATGGCAAGTGAACTTGTAGCACTTGACCAGACTGAACTGCGCAAGGTATTTAAGGCACTTAAGAATATGGGTGAAGAAGCCAACGATGAGGCCAAGCGTCAATCAGGCGCTTTGGCTGAATTCGCTAGAGCAGAAGTAATCCAGACCGCTAAATCCCTACAGAGTAGGAAAGTAGCCGGACGTATTGCCGATGGTTCTAGGGTTAAGAAGTCCAGCCGTATCGGTGAGATTACTTATGGCTTTGCGTCTCAGAAGTTCTCAGGTGGAGCAACTACTAGAGACATCTGGGGCGGTTCAGAATTCGGATCTAACAAGTACAAGCAGTTCCCGGTGTGGTCAGGCCGTCAAGGTCGCGGCTCTAAGGGTTGGTTTATCTATCCAACGCTTCGCAGGATTCAACCTGAAATCGTTGCTAGATGGACTGAATCATTTACCAAAGTATTGAAGGAGTGGGGCTAATGGCAACAGGTACAAGAGCGTTAACGCTTAAGCTGCTTGCTGATGTTGATAACTTCACTAAGAACCTTAAGACAGCCGATAATGACGTTAAGACTTTCGGCGATAAGGTCGGAGAGTTCGGCAAGAAGGCAGGCCTAGCCTTTGCAGCAGCAGGTGCAGCAGCCGTAGCCTATGCAGGCAAATTAGCCGTTGATGGGGTCAAGGCGGCCATAGAAGATGCAGCCGCGCAGACTAAGTTAGCCCTTACCTTAAAGAACGTCACAGGGGCTACAGAAGCCCAAATACAGGCAACAGAAGATTACATAACCAAAACCTCTTTAGCGGTAGGTATTACCGATGATGAGCTTCGTCCATCGCTGGAACGTCTATCCCGCGCAACAGGCGATTTAAGCAAGGCGCAGAAGTTACAAGCCGTAGCCATCGATGTAGCAGCAGGATCAGGTAAGTCTTTAGAGACTGTAACCAATGCCATGGCTAAGGCAGCAGAAGGCCAGACAGCATCACTTGCCAAGTTAGGCATCGGCCTTACAGCAGCTGAACTTAAGACTATGGACATGGATGCGATTACTGCCAAGTTAGCAGACACATTCGAGAATCAGGCTTCAGCTAAGGCAGACACATTCCAAGGCAAATTAACCAGACTGCAGATAGCCTTTGATGAAGGCAAGGAAACTGTAGGCGCATTTATCCTTGATGCTATTACGCCTTTAGTCACTCTTATCGTCCAGCGCGTAGTACCGGCTATTCAAGAATTCACCAGCAACATCGGCGAGAAGTTGCAGCCAATCGTTAAAGCTTTCCAGCCAATCCTCGATGGTTTGCGCTACGCCTTTAATAAGGTCAGAGATTCGCTTACTGAGAATAATGAAGAGCTACAGCCGTTCTATAACTTCATGAAGGCTATTGCTACCTTTGCTAAAGATACCCTTGCTCCAATCCTAGGCAGCGTTCTAGGTCTAGCCTTCAAGGGTCTAGGCAATCTAATCTCTGGCGTTATCGACACCTTTGCTTCATTCGTAAGCACATTAACTAGAATCTATAACACCATCAAAGGCATCATCGATGCTATTCGGGGTGCAGGCAGCGCGGTTAAGAACTTCTTTGGTGGAGCATCATCAACTAGCGGTGCAAGTTTTAGCAATGCAGCAATAACTGCAGGGTCAGTCCCAACCATTGATGATTCAGACAGCCGCCTTCGTGCCTTTGCTGGCGGTAGCAGCACCAACATCACAGTCAACGGCGCTATCGATCCAATCTCTACAGCTCGACAGATAGCCAACCTTCTTAACGCTGAGGCTACAAACGCAGGAAGTTTTAATGCCCTTGGAGTATCGAGGGCGTACCTAGCATGACATGGAAGCCTAACGGCACAGTCCAAATCAACGGCACCACATACACAAATCAAACCTTGTGGAATGTGCAGATTAGCAATGGGCGCAGCAATATCCTTGACCAGTCCAGAGCAGGCTTTGCCAGCGTTCAGCTTCTATCTACAGACGGCACTCACTATAACGTCCAATTAAATGACCCTGTAGTAATCAAGGTTAAGAATTCCAGCAACGTAGATGTAACAGTATTTACTGGCAAGGTCACAGATGTTAGAAGCGATGTAAATGCTTCAGGCTCTGTAGGTACTGCCGTCATCACCACAGTCACCGCTATCGGGCCATTTGGTCAGATGGCTCGTAAGATTATCGGTGGCAGCGCTTACCCTAAAGAATATGACGATGACCGCATGGATCGTATTCTTACCGAGGCTGGAGTCACCATTGATGTGGTCGATACTCCCGGCGTTTATGAATTTACTGCCCGCGCAGGCAACCCAGTCGATGCCTACACCCTAGCGACCTACTACGCTCAAATGGGATTCGGCTATGTCTATGAGACCCAATCGGGTGAGGTTGGCTATGCCAATGAATCTCGCAGACTTAATGAAGTCCAAGATAATGGCTATTTCGTAATCCCTGAGAACTACATTCTTTGGAGCGGCGTATCTGCTAACCGCACTCTTAATGACTTGGTTAACTTAGTTACTTTGACCTACAAGGCCAACGCCACAGTAAGCGCTTCTAACGCAGGATCTATTAGCACCTATGGCACAGTAGCCTCAAAGGTCATTACAGAGCTAGAGCAAGGCACAGAGGCTCAGTATCAGGCAGACCGCTACATCGCCCTACGCGCTACACCACAGACCAACCTTTCCTCATTCTCAATCATGCTCGATTCTTCTTACATGACAAACGCAGATAGAGACGTATTCTTAAATATCTACATGGGTAAGCCAATCGAGATTTTGAATTTACCTAATGCTCTCATCGATGCCGTCTACAGAGGTTTCGTAGAGGGCTGGGTATTCTCATTTAATCAGTACCAGGCAAGCCTTAACATCACTACAACTGACTCATCCCTAAGCATTGTCCCAACTCGCTGGCAAGACGTTTCTGCGTTGCAGAAGTGGTCTGACGTGGGTGCGCTGGTACAATGGTTCCAATACGAATAAGGAGTATCAATGGCAACATCACCCTACTATGGCTGGGACGAGCCCGCAGACTCGGACTACGTTAAAGATGGAGCGCTGGCTATGCGCACCCTTGGCAATGACATTGACGCTACTCTCAATCAGATCGAGAACTTTCAAGGCCTAATCGTCCATCCATTCCTACTCATGGGAGCATAATCAATGGCAACTACTACCTATAAAATCCTAGGACAATCTGCTCCTGCGAATACATCAAACGCTGATCTCATCACAGTAGGCGCGAGCAAGAGCCAGATAGTCTCAACCCTTAACATTGCTAACACAACAGCAACAGATGCCACTTGCCGCGTATTTGCTCGAATTGCAGGCGCAGCAGCGGCAACCTCAAATGCAGTTGTCTATGATGTGACAGTTCCGGGCAATGGCTTCCTATCCTTGACTCTTGGAATCACACTAGCTGCAACTGACGTTCTCACAATCAGAACCGGTACTTCTAACGCTCTTACATTTACAGCGTTTGGAACGGAGTTAGCATAATGGCAGTTAATCGTTATCCGGCACCATCAGCAAGAATTGTCGACTTTACTTCATCAGGTACATGGACTTGTCCTAGCGGTGTTTATTCTGCCGAGTTCTTGGTCGTTGGCGCAGGTGGCGCAGGCGGTGGAACTACATTGACTAGCGCAAGTAATCACGCAGCAGGCGGTGGCGGAGGTGGCGGCGCGGTCAAGAAGGTCAAACTCGCAACAATTCCCGGAGCTTCTTACACTATGACTATCGGAGCAAAGGGAACTGGATCAAGTGCAGCCGTTGGCGGCAATGGTGGATTTTCAGAAATCGTTTATAGTGGCACAACTTTGGTTCGTTCATTTGGTGGTCAAGGCGGCGGTGCAATAACTACTGGGGAAGTCATCACGATTCCAACTGTCTCAAGAACTATTGCCGGCGGTGGTGGACAATCTCCAAGCCCTGCAGCTGCTGTGTTAAGTGCCGGCGGTGGCGGTGGTGCTGTAAATGGCGGAAGCGCAGTTTCAACTTATGTTTCTGCAACAAACAATTCATTGTTTGGAGCTGAAGGATCAGCAGGCAATGTTTCAAGTTCAACAGCTGCACAAC